AACCGGTTATGGTATGGCTGAACGCGACGAACACTACTTCGATGGTACCACCATTCACTTCGAATCCGGGCAAATCATCAAGGCAGATCTCTAACCTGTTGCTCTGGCAGGTACCTTCTGCTACAATAAATACATGACAAAACAAGGATTTTCAAATGGCCGCTGAAGACAAAATCCTCGAGCAACTCACCCGCGCCCGTATCTCCCTGCTGCTGCAACAGCCGTTCTGGGGTACGCTGGCCACGCGGCTGATCCTGCGCGATGCGACAGATGAGGGCTGGTGCCCCACTGCTGCAACCGACGGGCGCTATTTCTACTACAACCGAAACTTCATCGGCAAGCTGACCAAGGCCGAGACCATCTTCCTGGTGGCTCACGAAGTAGAACACTGCGTCTACGACCACATGGGTCGTCGTGGTTCCCGCAAGCCCAAGATGTGGAACGCTGCGGCCGACTACGTCATCAACTGGGAACTCCACGAGCACAACGTCGGCAAGCTGCCGGATCCGAAGACCAGTGGTGTGCAGGCCTGCTTCGACTCGAAGTATAAGGGCATGTTCGCTGAAGAAGTCTACGAACTGCTGATGAAGGATCCTAACGCAAACTTCCCGGAGTTCGACATCCATCTGGAGCCGGGCGACGGCAAGGGCGAACCGATGACGGAAGAAGAGCGTCGCATCCTGTCCGACGAGATCCGCAATGCCGTGATGCAAGCCTCCAAGGCTGCTGGTGCGGGCAATACTCCGGCTGGCGTGAAGCGCATGCTGAAGGACCTGGTCGAACCGCAGATGGACTGGCGTGCCCTGTTGAACATGAAGCTCCAGTCGATGGTCAAGAACGACTTCACGTGGGCTAAGTGCTCACGCAAGTCTCAGTCCAGCGGCATCTACCTGCCTGGTACGAAGGAAGACTTCCGTGTTGAAGCTGCGGTGGCGATTGACTGCTCCGGCTCGATGTCCGAAGAGATGCTGCGAGACCTGCTTTCCGAGGTCAAAGGCATCATGGAACAGTTCCAGGACTTCAAGCTGTGGGTGTGGTGCTTCGACACTCGCGTCTACAACCCAGCCGAGTTCAATCCGTACAACCTGGACGAGATCGACCAGTACGACATCAAGGGCGGCGGTGGCACTGACTTCGTGTGCAACTGGACGCACATGAAGGAACTGGGGCTGACTCCGGAACGCTTCATCATGATGACGGACGGTTATCCGGGTGGTAGCTGGGGCGACCCCAACTACTGCGATACACTGTTCCTGATCCACGGTGACACCCAGCGTCGCTTGGTTGCTCCGTTCGGTATGACGGCTTGGTACGAACCCGATCGTCACAGTCCGCAGAACCGCAAGTGAACTAAATAAAGTGGGGCATTGACTCCCCACTTCAACATACGAGGAGTTCGTAATGCTTACCAAATATACCATTGATCACACGCCGAAGAAGTGATGTATTCCCGGTTTACCGGGATAAATACATCGAATGATGTATTCACTTTATTTTGATCTTAAGGTAACGTCCGATAAGAAACTCATCCTTGAGATGTTTTTCAAAGATTGGGCGGACCGCATTTGCAACAATGAAGTAACTTATTCGTTCGTGCCAGGTTCCTACTGCGACAATTCACCTAGAACAATTAGAGTGGATTTTGTTAACGAAGAGGATGCTGTGGCAATGAAGCTCAGAGGTGTTCCCGATGAGTTTAAGAATTATCTTACCCTAGTGTAGGTAAGTCCAATTGACGTCTTGTCAACTATGCACTAAAATACATAAAACAACCCCTCCAAGATTATGGACACCCTACTTCTTAACGCAGACGGACAACCGCTTTCCTATGTACCACTTTCTGTGGTCACATGGCAAGTGGCTATCCGCCTATTGGCTACGGAAAAGGTCAAGGTCCTGAAGGCTTACGATGACTGGGTCGTCCGTAGCCAATACTTGGAAATGCCTGTTCCATCAATCATCATCTGCACTGACCAAGTGAAGTGGAACAAGAACCTGAAGTACAGCCGTTCGAACGTCTACCTTCGGGACAACTTCACTTGCCAGCTTCAAACCACTTCCAGGTGCCGGGAAAAGGAAGGTAAGGTCAAACTTACCGAATTGACCCTTGACCACGTGGTTCCCAGGTCGCACGGTGGCAAGACCAATTGGCTGAACTGCTGCACGTCCTGCAAAACTTGCAACAGTGAAAAGGGCAATGACAAGACCATCAAGCCGAAGAAGATGCCTTACAAGCCGACTTACTATGAAATCCTGAACAAGCGAAAGCAGTTCCCGATTCATATCAAGGATGAAGAATGGAAGTTCTACATCGACTGGCCGGAGCATCTTGTGAAGCTTGTGCCACACGGACACGGGAAAATGGCTGCACCATCTCCCGACCTAAATTTTGACGATCAAATCAAAAAGTTCGACAAAATCAAGTGAGTAGTATGCTCCTTTAGAAAACTACCAAACTGGGCCCTTAGGGGCCTTTTTTACGGCTCTAATTTTCCATTCTGTACAGTGTTAATTTTAGTTGTAGAAAAGATAAATAATCGTGTGAACTACCAAAAGATATACGATTCATTGATTAGCAGAGCCAGAAATAGGGTACTCGAAGGTTATACCGAAAAGCACCACATAATTCCCAAGTGCCTCGACGGAACAGATGATGCAGCCAATTTGGTTGCATTAACTGCCGAAGAACATTTCCTTGCACATCAACTTTTGGTTAAACTACATCCAGAGAATAGAAAACTAATATTCGCAGCCCATATGATGACCAGGTCAAATGGGAAGAATCCTCGCAACAATAAAGAATATAGTTGGCTCAGGAAGAGGCGCTCTGAATTGATATCAAAATCAATGAAGGGTGTGAAGCGAGGAAAATATGTGAAGGACAAAAGACTCGACCCCTACGAATTTAGTATTGCCGTTCAGATTATTCTGAATTTCGGTAACGAAGTAGACGAGGCTTGATAAGTAATAACAGTATAGAACATACTACACCATTTAACATTAACCGGAGAACAAAATGGCAAAGAAGAACACCGCAGCTAAGGCACCAGTATCCCAAGAAGCTCCAGTAGGACATGCTCCAGTAGGACATGCTCCCGTTGGTCACGCACCAGTCGGTGCTCCTCCAGTGGATGCACCAGCTGTAGACACTGCTGCTGAAGCAGAAACAACAACCACTGTAGAGCCAGTTCAGCTAACCATTGCTGACCTTCAGCTTCTTGCACGTATCGTGGATCTAGCATCCCGCCGTGGTGCCTTCCAGGCAGGTGAGTTGTCTCAAGTTGGCGACGCTTTCAACAAGCTCGCAGGTTTCCTATCGTACGTCGAAAGCGTACAGAAGAAGGAAGCTGCCGAGGCCGGCGAAGCTGCACCAGCAGCCTAATCAACGGGGCTTCGGCCCCTATTTAAGGAGCACTATGAAAACAGAAAGTGAACTTATTCGTTTCAATGAACGATATGTAGAAAAAATTCAAGAAAATACTACCATTCTTGCCACCGAGCAAAATATTGGGCTCATTAAGACATTTTTCGAGGCAAATGGATTAACACCTGGAATCGAAGTAAGTGATTACAGGGTTGTACTTACTTCAGAGGAAGATGAGATGAATGTATGTACTGAAAAATTCTACAAAGCAATTTGCATTAAATATCTGCTTGCAGATGAGCACATCGGTATTTTGTTACTAAATTTAGCTTCAAAGCATAATGGGCTGAATAACATGCTGATAGATTATTTGATTAGATTAAAAGTATTCCCAATTGTCATGAATTACACAGTCACTAAGCCGGCAACACAAAAAGAAATTACCGAACATTTTTTGACTACTGTTGCTCCTCTCCGGAATACACAAACAAAAAAGATTCCCATGCGTAAAAGCTATGCCGGAATACAAGGAGCATAAATATGGCAATTGAAGGCCTTAAGAAGCACGCGGGACAACTGGCTAATACAGGCGTCCGTGTTGCTGTAGTTTTTAGAAAATTACCAAATGACGATAAGCATTGCTTGATTGTCGAAACCGAACGTCTACCAGACAGCTACCACGACTACCTTATTCAGACCTTGAATAGCCGTGAAGCAATGGAAACAAACGACTTCTATGAAGTTCTGAACCGTCGCACATTCCCAGATGGATTGAATTGCTTGCAAGCACTTCACCAACGTGGTATGTTGCGTAAGGAACCTATTACGAATGTCACAATGTTGCCATTACCTGGTCAGGCAGTTCCTCTTGCTCTCATCAATGCAACAATCGATAAGAAGGTGGATGAGTATGTCAAGGCTCAGCAAAATCCTGTGGCAGAAGCTGTAGCATCTGCACAAAAACCTGCAACTGTAGTGGCAGAGGCCGACAAGGTGTCTGTGGCTAAGGGCCTAATCATGCAGGCGGAATTGCTGGAAAAAGACGCAGAATCCAAGCGAGAAGAAGCTTATGCACTAGCACCCGAACTCAAGCCCGGCCGCGGCCGACCAGCTGATCCTGAAGAAGTAAAAGCTCAGAAGGAAGAAGAGAAGAAGGCAGCACGTCGTGAACGCGACAGAGCTAAGGCAGCCGAAAAGCGTGAAGCTAAGAAAGCCGAAGCACTCGATGCCAAAGTTACTGCTAAATTAGCACGTGATGCGGCAAGAGCTTCAGCCTAATCCTCCCATTAAAGCAGCTGGTTCATCCAGCTGTTTTCATATAAATAACTATAGCACCTGGGAGGTACTTTATGGCAACTAAGAAGACCGGCTTCAATTTGGACAAGGCGATTAGCAGAATAGCTAAACCATCCGTGTTCGACCGCATAGTTAAAGAGATCGACGCGAAAGAAATTCCTGCAAAGTATATCGAGCAAATCCTTGTTCAATACTATGACGGCAACGTGGTCGAATTAAAGGGTAGCGAGCTAATGCATCCTATTCCTGTAAATCGTCACCAATCAATGGAAGCTATGCAGAACTCATTTAAGAAAATGCGTGATGTCAGGGTATTCATTGATACCGAGAAGCTGGAACAAGATATTAACGAAGAAGTAGAGAAGCTGCTAGGCTCCTACTGTTAAGAACTAAACCGCCCTTCGAGCCATTCAAAATCATTAATCAGCCTGAGCATTTCGGGCTGATTTTGATACGTCTTTCCAAAATCCATCCCTTCGTTCGCTCCCATAATAGCGAAATCTCCAAAATCCCTTTCTGCTCCTACTGAGCACCAAATACGCAAACGCTCTTCGCTTTCTGTGTTATCTTGGTTGGGAATAAGTTTAGAAGCCAACTTAGCACATTCACGGAATGCACTTCTCCATGCAGAGAAAGGGTCTGTGTTGAAGCAAGTAATATTGCTTACAATCGGTACTACCTTAAAGCTACTCGACACAGTGGTAGTGAAGTCAATCGGTGAGCCATTATATTCTCTCAGCATCTTTGTAGAGAACAACTTTACTCCACCGTAGCCATACTCCAAATCGTTGATAGGATTGCGCGAATGCCACACATGCGTGGACTGTGCATCATAAGCGGATGGATAATAATCGAAATCAAACTCCGGAACAATCTTGGCATCAGCATCGACTACAAAGAAATAATCTGTTTTGGCTATCTTTGATGCTGCCTTATGGGCTTCATAGATACCCTTAACGCCATGAACACGCTTCGCTCTAGGATATCTTACTAGCAGGTCTGCATAGTGCTGATCGGCAAAGGATTCGTCGTAACTAAGAAACACTATATCGGATACTAGAGTGGTGAACATAGAACCATTTAGGTTCTTCAAACTTACCTCACCTGCCTCCATTGCATCATCAGTAAATGCTGCAGGATTCGATAGCACTTCCTTCTTATTGTAAAGGCGGACGATCTGACTATCATTCCAAATGTGTACATACTTGGAATCCCATTCTTTGGGCTTAAAGTCCAAGCTATCTGCATTGAACAAAAGGTAGGTATCGGTGTTGATTACGTAGAAGTATTCAGTGGTGCTGTTAGATGCTAAATCGGATAACAGGGTAGCATTCAGTCTTCGATCTTCCGAATATACCTTCTTGTTCACAAACATGTCGGAACCTATGCGATCGGCCACCGGCATCGTGTCATTATTGAATAGAACGTAAATTGATTGTCTCATTGGATTTCATTAAGTTATGTTATATTTACCAGTTGACTTGACTGCTGCTGCATTATACAATGTTGTAACTCAAAGGAACACCATGAAGGCCCTATTCGCTGCACTTACCCTGTCTGTATCTGCTACTGCATTCGCTCAGTCAGTTCCAGACCCTACCTGGACTCTCAGTCCGGTGACTGGTGGCAAGGACAAAGCTGTGATTGGATACATCTATCACACTGCGGCAATTGGCACAATGGACAGCCCAAAGGTTCAGAAGGCAGTCACCGGCCTCCGACTGGTGTGTTCCATGAAGGGCGGAATGCCTGTTATCGCCATTTACTGGAACGGCAGTAACTTCAACGGTCCCGAATACATCATTACCGAAATTGACGGAAAAATGTTCGGGACCTTGCCGGAACAATGGCAACAAGAATATAACCTGACCTACAGGAATATCGACGAATCTGGCGCGCTGATGGCAGCTATCCGAACCGGCAAGACTATCAAGTTCAGCTGGATGGGAAAAGATGCTGTTCGCAGGTCTACGATGTTCAGTCTTTCGGGGTATCAAGCAAAGTTGGCTGATTTCGGTACTGCTTGCAAAGTTTCTCTATAAATAGGACTATAATCCAAGGAGTCCTTGTGTCCAAATCTAGAACCCTAATCCTTACCACAGCAATCACTTCCATTCTTGCTGCTGGGGCGCTGTGCTGGCTTTATGCAGAAGATGAGATTGATGTTCCTAAAACTGCAATAGATCAAGTCAAGATCGAATTCAGGGGCAAGGCCATACATCTCAATGTGTTCCTGAATCATCCGCAGACCTGCAAACAAGTCATCACCGAACTTGGCGTGGAGACTTTGCCTGTCAAGAAGAAAGTATTCACACCATCTTGCACTATTGTCAAGGATGATTACATCAAGATAGTCTTTGAAGAACAAATAATGGTATGAAAGAATTTGTACTTGTCGAGTTTCTATTTGCTGACACAGAGTCCGATAAGGGCTTTGCGTTGTTGGAAAGCCTCGGCGACGATTTTGTCATGCTAAAAAACGAATTAGAATGGGACTGCGAAGATCCCAGCGATGCCGATTCGTATCATCGTTGCTCTGGAAAAATCAATTCAATGACTGCGTCTGTTATCAAACTACAACATCCTTTCCTGGCTGAGAAGATGCGCATCAGCTACATTCCTGAAGACCTTAAGAATAAGTACAGGGGATGAATCGCGGTACATTTTTCTGGTCTTGTCATATTCCTAAAGACAAGCTAAAACAGATGGGTGCGATTGATATCCTCCCAGCCAAGCATCACTACCTATATGGATTTCAACCAGAAGCAGATCCCGAAGGTTTGGAATGGGTCTTCAAAGCCGAACCCGACTTTGAAACACTTGTCAAATTTGCATGCGATAAGGGGATAGTCGAAGTGTCACATCGACACCACAGGTCAATTGCACGCGGCAGAAATCCAAAGATCGGGCATGGCTCCAAATTGAGCAATCGTATCTCTAATCTGAAGTTCACCTGGAATACAGATAAATAATGGATGTCAGAGATCAGTCCACCCATCATTATTCCGCCTCAGACTACAATTGCGAGTATCAATGCAATGCCCTACTCACCATACAATGGCAGGGGTATAGCAGGTATTATTATCACAAACGGATGCCCGTCCTATTTTATGATAACAGGTGCAAACCTGGATAGAATAGTAAGCGTCAATTGGTATCCAAAGAATGCCGCAAGTGTGCAGTTTACCACTAGGCAACTTATTCTAGTTGATAACACACTTGGTACATTCATGGTAATGGTCACAGACAATTACTACAATGTTATCGACCGTGCTGGTCACCTTAGTTTCAGACTCGTTGATGGGACTACTCTTACCTATCCAGTTGTTACCTACGGACAATTAGGCCCACTCTGGACATCTCCAGAAACAGGACTTATCACAGGATAAGATAAATATTGGAGAATGAGCGAGATTAGCATAATTCTCCGTGACGCAGTTCACATAACACCTGAGGAGTTCAAAGCACTCGGCAGGTATTCTTTTTGCGGTAACATATTCACTGTTACACATAAACCCGGGCAACCGCCAACAACAATAAAGTTTCGCCGTGTCGAGTATATATTCGATGCAGAAGCATTATTGATGTACAAGCTAATTTCCAACAATGTATTAGCCCAATGGTACACTGAATACACTAAAGAATTATCCCCATATCAGGAATTTAGAGTTCAAGATTCCTTATACATTAGGCCCTATAGCCGTTGACGCTGTCAAACTGACGTGCTATACTTAGGAATCTATGCGGAATCTACTCATCACTCTCTGTATTGCACTCGCTGCATCCACAGCCTCGTCCCGTGGACATAAGCGTGTCAAACAGCCTGTCATTCCTGCAGCATTCACTACCGAAAGCATTCTTATTGCCGACATCGACGGCACAGTGGTACGTGAGCAGAATGGCAACCGTGTTCGTCCAATCGCTTCTATCAGTAAACTGATGGTTGCCTTACTTGCGTCTGAGCAGGATGCAACAGAAC